CAAACTCTAGAAACTTTATCATGTCAAATTATGTTAAAATGAGAATGCAGAGCCCGGAGCAATCTGCGGCTGACTGCGCGAGTGTAGCGGCGTATTTCGGTTCATCCGTTAATGTGCCGTATTCTGCAACTGATGAACAGCGGCAGTGGTTAGCTCAATCGTTTCCTCGCAACTATGTTACTTTTGACAAAGTCGTAGATGGTTTCGAGCATGGCCAGCGCACTCGCAAAGTGATACCACGCTTACTCGATAGCGAGCATCCGCACGCGTCGTTTTGGAACGACTACGCGCGCAATTATTGCTACGCTAGATCGATCGGCGTTAGGACAGTGGAAGTGGGTGCCAACATTGACGATGTGATTTACTCGCACGCCCCGGAATGGGACGTAGTGAATTGTGTCGTCGACGCTCATGATGAACTGCGGCAGTTATCCAAGCTGCGAAACCCACGCAATGATGTGAAGGCTGAAGCCAAGCGTCTTGCTTTGAAGACCTCATATGAATCTACACTTGGTTGCAATGGGCGTTACTGCTTCAACGGTGTTGGTGTTGAACCTACGCTATGCGAAGGTTTGCATAAGCCGGTTGATCATTTGATCAGTGTCGATTCCGCTTATGATATCCACCCGAAGAAGATGGGTGAGTTTATGAGGCGCCGTGGCGTTAAAACTGGAACTGTGGCCATGCTGCTACCCAGCGGTCTGCACCAGATCGTTAGCGATTGTGACAGGACTCACAGTGATCACGGCATCGCGGTTATGCGCGATAAAACCCAAACCCAGGTTGAGATGGTAACGGACCCCAAAATTGTTTACTATTTCGAAGGACAAGTGAACCAGGTGGCGTATCGCCACAGCTGGGTGACTTTGATTGAGTGGTTGTATTGCAAGCCGCAACGGCTTGACGATGGTAGCAACCTCTTTATCCAGGTTGAAAGGACCTGTGGGCCCCTTGTGATTATGGATTTGCTCGTTACCAATCGGAAGATTGATGAGTTGGTTGTGCATGACACGACGGCGACTATCGGAGTGAAGTCATTACAATATTACGCGACTACAGGAATGACTCGCGTGTACAACGTCCCAAAGTTTATTCATCAATCGATGATGACGTACATAATGAGCAATCCAGGCTTAACGTTTAAAGATGTCGTCAATTATTATCGAGCCACCAAGAATAACTTTGTAATCGCCGGACAGCGTTTATTCGAGCCAACGAATTTCAAAGCTGATGAATTGAATGATATGTTGCACAGTTTGGTCTTCAGCATTGAAGTGGACCTGCGTCGTAATGAACAATACGTCCCTTTAGCTGAAGCACAGTATGAGATACACAAAAGTGCATCGTACAACTTCATTTTCGGCTCAGCGGGTGCTTTTTTCCGTAGGATGCTCATACGCTTCTTTGTGAATATTGTGATTCCAGCGCTGTGTATTTACAACTTGTTCAGTGGCATGCCTGGCCCCATGATCTTGTTGAATGTCATAATGGGTTCGTCCAGTGGCATTGTGACTTTGATCGCGAGAATAGTGTTCAGTTTGCTCATGGGTTCAATTTCAGTTGAAAGTGACTATCGCGTTTTGAGCAAGCTGGAACTTGGCCTTTTGTGTCTGTATTCGGCTGAGACGTTTGTGCAATTACTGCGCTCTAAAAATTGTCAAAGGGTCGCTAGCATGGCCGGGTATGACATGGGGAGCTTTTCTGTGTACTACGTGAAGCACTTTGGGAAAATCTTCCAATTGCATTTTGATGATTGGAAAGTGAATGAAAATCGTGTCAGCGTTAGTCGTGTGAGCCTTGGGGCGAATAATATTGCTTTGCGCATATTGAACGCTCCTATTAATATGGTGAAAAGCTGCCTCACATATGCCGTTGGGATACCGGGCAGGTTGATCAATGAGGTCATGGTTCAAGCGCCATGTCAGGCTCCATCGGATGACATTATGGATGTACTCAAGCAACTAGAGATACCTGCTGTAGACAACGCTACTGCCGAGATTGAGCGTAGATTGGCCGCTCTGAGGAGTGAGCCGGTTTTAAAACTAGTCGAGGCGGAACCGCAGACCCGGGTTGCTTTGCAAGAAATGAAGCCGCCATGTGAACCAAGCGCGATTGGTCGATGCCCGGATGATTTGGTTCAGCAAATGCATTTGCGAGAGTATATAGCAGCACTTGAGCAAGGTGAGTACGAGTCACAGGGCAAGCCAGCGTTGCGTGAACTCTTGTTCAACGTGCGCGAGCAACTTGAGAGTTGTGAGTTTGCAACCCCTCGCTGCGTGAGAGTTATTTGGGGCGGCCCAGGGTGCGGTAAATCGACTTATGTCGCTGAGAGTGTGCGTGATTTTGGCGTTGGTAAATGCATGTGGGTTGTAGCAACAAATGAGAATTGCAAAGAGCAGCGTCTAAAGCACCCTGGATTGGCTTCGTGCATTGACACCGTGCATCGGAGCATGTCTGTTGTTAATATTGTGCGTCCAGAGCGTGTATATATTGATGAGGCTTTTTTGCAAGGCCCGGGGGTTCTCGCTGCCTTTTCAACTCTGCATCCCATGTGTGATTACTATTTAGTGGGTGATTTCTTGCAAATTGAATTCGTTGACTTTAGTAGTCTCCAACCCCTAACCAAGGCTGGGTTGCATGATTTCATGGCAAAGGTGCAACTTGGCGTTGTTAAGCATCTTAACATCAATTATCGTAACCCTTCGAACGTCGTGGATCTAATGAATCGTGAGTTCGGTTACAATGGTGATATGCGTATGACGGCGGTTAAGGGGCCTGACACATTTAGAGTCATTGAAGATGCCAACAAAATGGACGCTCAAGCCACGTGTATTGGACTTTATCAGAATGATAAGAACCGTTGCAACGGGTTAATCACCACACATGAGTCTCAGGGCAATGATTATGATGCAACCGAAGTCTGGATTAGCCCTGGGCCTATTACTGCTAAAGCCAATTATTTGCGTGTGGCATTGACGCGATCGAAGGGGCCCACGATTGTGTATCTGGCCCCTGGAGCCAAAGAACAGATTGCAGAATTTAATATTGCTTCAGCTAGCCATGAAATTCAGTCTGTTGCGATTGCCCCGATGGTGCCGCATGTGCGTGACGTCGAAGTGAAAGTCGCTAACGATGTGAACATGTGCCTCGAGAATCCATTCACTGACATGGTCGCTGTCGATGAGATTTTGTCTATTGATGGGATGGGTGTTGAGAAACCTTATGCTGAGCCTGTCCTCACAGAACTGGCAAAGACTGCTCCCACGAATCTGAAGCTTAACTTGAACGCCATTTTGGCTTCATACCAGCAGGAATCGGATGTGCATACGTTACCGACGCGTACCTATGCAAAGCACTATGATCCTAAGGATATGGTCATGCGGCTTAAGACCATGCTAGGGCGTTATGCCAGGAATAAACATACAAATGTCATAGGGGCCAAGAAGCTAGCTAGAGTGATGTTCAAGCGCGTGCAACCCTATTTGGGTGGTTGCGCCGTGAACACTTTCGATGTTATTGCTGCAGCCTTTGACACCTGTGAAAGTATGCAAAATAAGGGAACAGATAGATCACTCAAAGGTTTTGATGTGTCAGGCAAGACTGTGGTTGACTTTTTCCACAAAAATCAGTTTAAGGTGAAGTTGGGCGCCGGACCAGAAAATATGAACACTGAGAAGGTGGGTCAGGGCATCGCTGCGCATGAAAAGCAAGAGAATTGCCATGCATTGATTCTGACACGAGCAATCTTCCATGCGTTCAAACGCTCCATTGATCGGAGGATTATTCTTTATAATGAGTTGCAACCTCGTGAGGTCCATCTCGAAATGAAGAAGCGTGGCTTGACCCCGAGTGATTTTGACACTGTTTACAACGATGATGAGACCGAGTTTGACTCCTCGCAGGATGAGACAACGACCGAATTCTTGCGGATGGTCTTTGCTTATGCCCTGCGTGAAACCGGGCTGGCAATTGAACCACATGTTGCAGATGACAACACGTTGAAGCGAGGTGATGGTGCATATCTTGACCTACTTTTGAATGTTGTTGTGCAACGCGTTTTTGTAGCACGCGGTCTGGCCGTTATGAACGTTCAAAATAGCAAAGACTCAGGTGATTGGGAGACTTGGCTCGGGAATACTATATGGAAATTTGGTTTGACTTTTACGCGCTACAGAGTCAAGTCTTTGAAAATGTTTTTGGTCGGTGGCGATGACGGTAGTTTCTTGGGTGAGCGGGAGGTTGACGATTTGATGTTTAACACGCTGAAAGAGCGGGGTTACAGCGTCAAGGAGTCAGTCACACGTGGTCACTTTGAGTTTTGTGGACACATGTACACTTATGATGGTGTGTGCCCGAACATTTTGAAACTAGTGAAAAAGCTTCATACGAAACGTTTTGACCCTAATTTGATCGTCGACTATGCGCAATCAATCCGTGATGTAATGCGGACCTACTTTGCGACGCATGATGACCGTGCCCACTGTGCTCAAGTGATGAGGTACGTATACCCGGAGATGCTAGACGAGAACGTGCGTTCCCTCATTTCTTATTATGGTTCTTATTCCAAGGCGGCCTTTCTGCGGAGGCGCCTTATTAGGATAAAGAAGTACTCTCCAATGGTTGAACCGGAGATGATTAGTCATGTTAGTTTAGTGGATTTACAATCCTGGTAGCATAATGATTCTAACGCAAACTAACGACCTTGTTGTCATTCTAATTTTGAGCTTCCTTATTATAATTTCCACAATCTCTCTCTTTTATTATTGTTTTAAGTGTCTTTCTATAATTAGAGACTATCATTATGTCCGCCAACGTTACAGAGCCTTCCAAGTCTGATCAGGTTTTTGACTTAGTTAAGCAGCAGGAATCACTCGTTAATGAGAGTTTAAGAGTGATAAACACCGTTCCAAGTCACACTTACCCTGGTGTGCGTAAGTTGAACAATGCCGCCGCTAATGCTAAGCGTTCCATTTTGCAGTTTAAGGTTGAGGCCAAGATGTTCGTTGATTATATGTATAAAGACCCGGTGCTTCGAGTTGATGTTAGCGGGGCGCCGAATGAAGAGATTAGTAGAGCCATGGGCTCTTTAATTAGTTTGGCTTTTTCACAACCGCGTCATGTCTCCGAAATGGATGACATAGAGCGTTTGGATGAAGTCGATAAGTTACAGGCGCGAATCCAGGAATTGGTTTTTGCGCCTTCTAAGTCTGTTAAGTAGATTATCCTCACAGCACGAGTGCCGTATTGATTGACGGAGTAGTGGTTTCGCAGACCCACTCGTTTCATAAGTTGCCGAGATGCCTTAGTTCTCGGCTGATAATCAAGCCCTTGTAAGGGGCGGCGCAAAGCGCCATAGTTAAGGCGTTGATGTTAGCGGGGCG